CGCCGAATCTCTCCTGGCCATTCAACCCTCCATTGGTCTGGAGGAACTTCATGCGCCGCGGACCGCGTCATCGATAGATACAGTCCCAGTAGGGCAACGACATCACGAGTGATGTATTTCGTGCCCATTAATTCGACGAGCACCTCATAGCCCTGTTTACTAGACAGGGCAAACCCACCGAGCCTTACAAGACTCCACGCCTCGTTGGGAGCGTGATGCCTTTCAGTGTGCCAGATGTGCTTTTGAACTTCTGACTTCGGTCGGTTTGGTCTTCCCTTAAACCAATGATGACCGACGAAGTACGGAGCCGATCGTGGCGTGAGTGCGTCACGATTGTCACGTTTTCCGCTCTTGTCAGGGTTGACTGTGAAGTTCAACTCCAGTGCATGCGCTGATATATCCTCAATGGATACACTCTGATCAGACATGATTAGAGAGTCATCACCCATAACAAGAATCTGGCCGTTTGTTAGCGTTCGACCAGTGCAACGGAACCACGCATAGTTAGAAACAAGGAGATTAACCAAGCTTCCAACTAGTGATGTAAATGTAGCCCCAGAAGGTATACCCTGATGAACTTGGTATATATAACCATCTGGCATCACAATGCGTGAGTGAATGAAGTCATTGACGTAGCGCCAGTAACACTGTTCCTCATCATAGTTCATCTCAAGCCTATCGGCTATTAGAGAGAAGATATCTTTGATGATGAACTCTGGAACGCATGCGTCAAACCGCGAGAAGTCAAGCTCATACGAATAGCGGTTAGCGGCCGCCATCGAGCTTGTTATCGCTCCACGTTCCGCTGAGGTGAAACCCCACGTAAACGGACGCTTTCGAGCCAGCGAACCCTGGATTGGTTCGGAATAACTCTGACCCAAAATAGTCGTAGCGATCGCCGCCATCCAAACGAGCCTAGTTTTTGGATTAGCAGCCCCAGAATCAGACCCAGCGCCAAACTGAACACGCTTGCCAAACAGATAAGGGTCAAAGCCCCGTTCTCCTTGGAATATGCGTTCAGCCAATCGTAGCCCCTTGGCCTTTGCCAGGTCATTAGTGCTGAGATAAGGAAGGCTACTGAAAGAATTGTCATGGACCAGCGTATCCACAACGACCTCCAGCGATAAAACCCGTCGCCTTCCGCCAACAAGACCGAGCGCACGACGGACTGAAGAAAGGGCTGCTCTGTATGCAGGCCTGTCGTAACGTCCACCGATGGTGCTATCCTGAGCTCTAGACTGTCGAACTCTGGAGGAAGCTCGCCCGTTAGGAACCCTATTGCCGCTAGCAGGTGTTCCTTCGACGTCCTGCTGTCGAACTCCGCTCTGTCCTTGGGCATTGGGAGCGGTTGATACAGTTGAGTCCTGGGTGACTCGTACTCCTCGGGTGTGTGATGATGGTCGCGAAGATCCATCTCGTGCTCCTGCCGAAACACTGGCTGGAGTGATTGACGGTTGATTTCCGTATTTCCCGAGCGCTGTAAACGCCCAGTTTTCCGCTGTGACACTTCGATTCTCCTCTGGTTTAAAGGAGACGCCGATGTCCAGAAGCCAGGATACATTAAATGCATCCGTCGCCGGTTTAACCACCGCCCGGTTCAACGTCGACAACACTTCGTCGAGACGCTTATTGCGACCGAGAGTGCTGTATTTACGAAGCCGGTCTACACCTGGCATATCCGGTGTGATCGGGTCCGAAGGTAGAGCTGTCATCGTTCACCTCCCATCGTGTCCTCATTGATGTGGGAATGTGATGCCGCTTGGACTTCGCTTTCTGCATCACGTGCAACACATTACTGTGTTGTTTTTGTTCACACAACATCTGTGAACAGTCTAGTAGTACTCGGGTGTGACCAGTTCCCGTACTCATGATTACGTCATGACACGCGCCATCGCTGAATGGCGTATGTAAATC